GTCAACTATTAAAGTTGAAGAACAATACACAATGGACGGTGCAAGGCACCATGGTGGACCTGTCAGCACGAGGAGTGCATGGCTTGATACCGCAGGAGGTGAAACGCCGGGAAAGTCCGGAGTCAGCGACAAAACAATCGCATGTATCAAGGCGGAAGGTGGTGGTGAGAATACGGGAAGGATTGTCGGGGGTGGCATTGGTGCTGCTGCTGGTGGCTCCCTTGCTAGTGTTCCCTATGTTGGGTGGGTTCTTGCTGGTGCTGCGACGATGATGGGTATGGATCAAGGAGGAGATATTGGGGGTTCAATGGCTCGTAGTCTTAATGACTGTGATCCAGATTTTCAAGATGATGTAAAACCTATTAAGTAAAACAATGTGGAATCTAAACATTAAAGAAGGATTTGATAAAGCAGTAGAATGGGATCGAAACCTGGCACGAAGATTTCAAGACAAGTTCAATTTAACAGACTACCAGATGTTGTGTGTTTCCTTCGCCAAGGGATTTATTATTGGCGCGATACTTTTGTAATGAAAGCACCGTATAAATGGTCTGCTCAAATATTACTTGACTCCAATAGGTTAAAGAAGGTAGAATTCTTGTGTGAGTCTAACTTAAAACAAGATGCTGAACAGAGATGTAAAGCACTATTTGGAGTAACTGATGTAAGACAATTAGTGAGGGAGTGGTTATGAGTTTTCTAGATTCTATTAATAGAAGTATTAAAAACATTTTTGTTGGTTCCCATAAAGGGGATGATATTAAAGAGGAATGGATAAATCCCTTGGATAAAATGCCTGTGGCAAATGGTACTAATAAGTATCATCCCGATCCAAATTATGATCCTCCAAGACCAGAAGAGGAGATCGCTGATTGGTTTATTGAAGAACCTGATGAGAGTGATGAGATAGAACAAGAGAAGAAAACTATACATCAAAAATTATATGAGATTGCAACTGCCAAATACAATCCTTTTGCGATAGGTGGGTCGGAAAAGGTGTGGAAACGAACACCAGATTAAGTATTTTTTCCTAGTACTTAATCTAAATATTATTGTAATGTGGAGTTGAAAGTTCATGTCCCACTATACTGTCGGTTATCACGACACACAGCATCATAAGTATGAAATCTGTGAGTATGCAGTGAGTGCATACGAAGCAATACAACATTCTAAAGAGGATGTGCCGTTTCTACAGGCTCATCCTCATTTTGTTGATTACTGTAAAAATAGTACCGAGATTAATAACATCTCTCGTCTGATGATGTCAGGAATCCCAATGGGAAGATGACTCTTATACTTACTAAGGTATTAATTTGGTCTCTTATATTTTCTTCTCTTGCTAATTTATATCATTTAGCATGACTGGAGAAGTAGTACAATCAGTTAATATAATGATTGCTATCCTTCTTGTATCAGTAGGAGTTGTATTATACTACATATTCATGTATGATACATGGTATCCTAATGAGCAAGAAAACATTGCAGGATCTGAAAGTGGACGCACACATAGCAGTGTTGCACACGAAAGTTGATTCATTAATAGAGAAACAAAAAGAACTCACTGGCAGAGTACGTGCTAATGAGAAAGTAGTTGCTGCTATCGGTCTATTGGGATCGATAGCACTTGCTTTTATTGGAGCAGGATATTTTGCACCAAAAGCAGATGCTTTTGAGATAGAAAGACAGCAACCAATAGAAGGATCATTACCTGATAGTGCAGCAAGTGCTCAGAAACTAATAAACAAGTTTAGGGATTGGGAAAGAGAACAAAAACAAATTGACCCTGAATTTAGTATAAATAGTGCACTTGCAGAATATTTCAATGGGAGCAATGAAACCACCGAGCAGGAAGAGCTGCTACAACTTTCGAGTAACAGAGATTAACCGTGTTCTTGACGGGGATACTATTGATGTCACCATTGATCTCGGTTTTGATCTATTCAAGAAAGAAAGAGTTAGAGTTGCAGGAGTTGATACGCCAGAGAAGAGAACAAGAAACTTGGAAGAGAAGGCATTGGGAATAGATGCTACTAACTGGTTGAAGAAGAAGTTAGAAGATACTATTGCAGGTGATGGAGACGAACTTACTGTTAGAACTGAACTTGTTGGTGGGACTGGAAAGTACGGTAGACTATTAGGATGGTTATATATAAATGAGGATACCGTTTCTCTCAACGAACAAATGATCGAAGAGGGATATGCTCATGCTTACGATGGTGGAACCAAGGATATGAATCTTGAGAAACTACGTGAAATCCGTAGAGCACACGGTACATTAATTGAAGGTTAACTATGAAAAAGTATTTAAATCAAACAACTATTAATGTTGTTGCTATTGCAACTGCAGTAGCATGGGGTGCATGTCTGGTTGGGAATTTTATTAACACTGGACCAGATAAGGCAATGAAAGAACAGATGTTGAGGAATCGGCAGTTGGATTATGATATAGCTAGACTTAGGAACTGTGGTCAATTAAAAATGGCTGGAATACAATTTCATCCAAATTCAACAATGAGTTTCTTATGTGCTGATGTAGTTGTAGAACCACTAGGAGAATAACAATGGAAACGATTATTAAAGACCTACCTATACCTAAAGAGGTAATAACCGAAGTAAAGGAAGTATTACCATTACCAGAACCAGAACCAAATGGTTATGGTAAAGATGTTGGTATAGTGATTGTCGGTGTTGTAACATTAGCAGTTTTATATAAACTGTGGTTGAAATACGGCAAGAAGTAATGGACATACAAAAAATTGCAACCTATGGAACTGCAGCTGCTGTTGTAGGGACTGGAAGCATTGTTGGTGGTGGTAGTATCATCGATCAACAAACTGGTGGTCCACAAAAAAGAGCAGAGGCAGAAGCATCTGAACTAAGATTAATAATAAGAGAAGAAGTTAAGAGGGCAATGTGGGAAGCATGGCCAACTACAACAGGTACTACTGGTACTAAGCCAGCAACAAATCAAGATTATCGTGAACAGGTACCAGGACAACGAAAGTAAGAATAGGGTTATTGACCTTATAAGGTTTGTAATCTTTTTTCAACTTGCTATTGTTGCAGCAACTATACTTGGTTGCTTTTTACCTAATAAGAAGTGTGATGCAGATGTGAAACAGCATATTGCAAATATGATGACTGTTATAACTACTTCTACTTTTGCATTATATGCTGCTGAGAAATGAGTGAGATACCTGATATACCTGTAATACGAAACGATAGTATACAGAATTCTAATCCAAATGTTCCGTATATTAATATTGGTTCGAATAATGTTAGATATATTCAGACTTTTGGTGTTGCTGATACATCAGTAAATGAGATTAGAGAAATTGGTGAAACTACTATATGGATTAATGGTGTTCCAACAGTAATACCACCTACTGTTCCTGTAACAGTTAATATTGGTAAACCTATTGTCAATATGCCTGGATGTGTTGTAGTACACAAAGAAAATGTTAAACAGAGAAGTAAGAATAAACAATTAGTAAATGACGATCCAAAAGGTAATACTGTTTTATGTGATGCTGGACAACCTTATTATAATCCTCCAAATTATGAAGCAAATCGATTAAGTTGGCAAACAATTTATGGTCAAGCACCTGAGGTTGATAGTGGTGTAGATACTGGTGATCCACCTTCTGCACCAACTCCTGATACCCCAGATCCTCCTGGTACTCCCTCAGAGACAAAAGAAGATCCTCCTTGTCCGGGACCACTTGCTCCACGTATAGGAGATGTGGCACAGAACCAGAAGGAAAAGGTTAGTGGATTTGAATTGCAAAGAGATCCTAAGAACCCTGATGGTGTAAAAATATGTGTAACTCTTTATGAGGATATTGGTGTAGTAGAAGCATATCTACCAAGTCCTCAGATTGTGACTACTACTGCTGTGATTGCGTCTGTGGCTGCTTCGTCTGCCCTACTTGCCAAACCCCTAGCAGATCTGCTCCTGAAGGTTGTGAAACCTGCTGTGAAGAAGGTGATTGGAAAAGTGAACGCAGTCCTCGGAAAAACCCCTTATCGTTTGACTCAGGATGAGATTCGGACGAATGAGTATCGGAAGAAGAAAGATCTCCTTCCAATTCCTTTTGCGAAGAATCATGCGAAGAAGGAGAAGCAGAAGAAGAAGGATTCCCAATAGACATTGGAGTTAGATCTTCTGCAGTACCATTTGCTTCTGTTTTTACCTCAGTTTTATCTTCTTCAAACTTAGGTCTAGGTAGTTGATGGTTATGTGGAATTAGTTGTCCTGCTGGTTGAACCACTACTACGTCAGCACAAATAGAAGCATAAGGTGATTTGGGATGGAACATAATTCCAGCCTTCATTAATTCACCACAATTTTTAAGTCTTGCAATTTCAAAGTCTAAACGCTTATTAGCAGTTAATTGTTGCTGTAATCCTATTTGAGTACTAGCAGCTTCTTTACATAGGTTTTGTAATTTTTTATCAAGTGGTAGAGATAGAGTAGCAGATAATCCAAGGTTGAAATTATTATTAGCAGTCATATCTGTACGCATTGGTTTTTCCCAAACCACTTGCCCAGGATTATCTGGTATACCATCAGGTCCATCTACATCGACTGTAATCTGCATATCTGCACCATCTTCAAACCATCTACTACCATCAGCTTTGGTTCTGGTATCGTACCAATCTTCCCAAGGATAGTTTTTAACAGTAACAGTTTGTTGGGTAGTTCTTCCTGTGAAATCTGTATTGTTATATTGTGGTTCATGATAAACCCTTTCAAAAGGATCTTTCCATGAATTACTATACTGAATATATGGTGTGAAGTTAGCAGTAGGTCCTTGACAACTAATCTGGTTGCCATAGGTATTTGTTACATAAGGACCTTGTAAAACCTGTATTGCCTGGTTAGTTACTGAGCCCGAGGAGTTGGCGATAGGATTGGCAGTAGCACTAACACCACCAACACTCTCTGCTAATGCAACACCTGAGGGAGTTATAATACTACAAAGGGTAGTTATTGCGTAAACGTACTTGTAGCATCTGTTACGCTTTCTATTGTTGTCGTTCTTTGAATTATTGTTTGATTGGTCATACCAGGACCGCTGTATGTCTGGGTGAATTGAAAGGCTCCCCCTGGTTCTGATATTGTGAAACTTCCCATGCTGCTCATATCTAATGAGTCGTAAGAACTTGTTATAGCTCCTGTTACTGCTTCTTCTCCATTGGCGGTAGTACCAACCGATGGTGTTATTGTTACTGTACTTGCATTTACGTTGGGATTCAATGCTGCTCCATTGTTTTCGACCCCTACGCCGGTTACTGAGTATTCCCATCCTGTTCTGTAGTCAATTGAATTAATAGTTTCTTGCACGGTTGAGGTTGTCTCCGTGTGGGTAGTCATCGAGCCCTGGGTAAAGTTCGGGACCACAGGAACTGCTCTAGCAGCAGTTCCATAACCTAATATTAGTAGTAAAGGGATTAACCTTTTCATTTTTCCTAGTCAATTTGGAGTTCAGTTACGAACTGACCAGTAGCTGTAGTTCCAGCTCCACCAGCTGTTACGGTCAAAGCACCTTGCGAAGTCACAGTCCCTGCAAGGGTTCCGGTAGTTCCGGCAGCAGTAGACAATTGGTTGGAGTATGGTGAGATATCACCTACAGCAGGACCAGTTGTATCTATTGCGTCACCTTGGATGAATGAAGTAGCAAAGCTAAATGCTTCTCCTGGATCATCTTGGGTAGCTGAAATAGTACCAGGTCCATAGACACCACTACTTATAGCACCAGCAGTAATTGTATTTGCTGTGGTTCCATCAGTTGTGTCAATGTTATTGCCAGAGATACTATAAGAGTTGCCTACTCTTTGCATCTGAGTTGCAGCAGCATTAACTGTCAGCTGAACACTCGATGTCATTCTTGACGTAATATCAGCACGAGCAGCAAGCGGTGCACTCATCAGTAGAATAATGAAAGGTAGAATCTTCTTCATAGAGATACCGATAATATACCTACGGTTATTTAGCAAGTTATTAAGTAATAATACGATCTCTAATATTGGGCTTTTGGTATAATAATGGACATATTAGTGTTTATCGAGTAGAATAACTGCATATATAACCTTAACATTACTCTAAAAATATGAAAATCTTTTTGGATACTGCTATTGCGGATGACGTTCGTAAGCATTATAAAACTGGGTTGATTGACGGATTAACCACTAACCCTACTCTTATTAGAAAGAGTGGAAGGAACCATGAAGACGTTTATCAAGAAATTAAGGATATTGGTATTACTGATATCAGTATGGAGGTTATTGGTAGCAAAGAAAATATGATTTCGGAAGGTAAGAGATTACATAAGAAGTTTGGAAAAGTTGCTACTATTAAAGTTCCATGTACTTATGATGGTCTTCTTGCATGTAAAGAACTGTCTGAAAATAATATCAAAGTAAACGTAACTCTTATATTCTCACAAGCACAGGCAATTCTTGCAGCAAAAGCAGGTGCAGCATATGTCTCTCCATTTGTTGGAAGAGTAGATGATAATTCATTTGGTGGATTATGTCTTGTAAAAGATATTGCCAAAGTGTTTAAAGAGCATATGGTAACTACCAGAGTTTTAGCAGCATCTCTTAGAGGTGTACGTGACGTAGGTAGAGCATTTGAATATGGTGCAGATATTGTTACTATGCCAACAGGTGTATTTGAAAAGATGTATAAGCATATCTTAACTGATTCTGGATTAGAACAGTTTGATAAAGATTATGCTGCTTCTATTGAACCACCAGTAGTTACAACTGAAGTAACTGTTGATCCTCTAAAATTGCAATGAGCAAAATAGATACACAAGGAATGAGTGGTCCTGTTGATCCCAATTATAAGGGGAAACCAAAGGCACAACCACATAAACCTGCTCTCATTACTCCAAGGAGATTATTCACTCCTGAGTATGCAAAGGAAATGAAGATACTTATTAATGAAGTATTGGATGAAAGAGAGTATAAGAAAAGAATGGCAGGTCCATATGATGATGTGAAACCTTTACCACCATCATACTTTGATTCTAAACAATTCCAGTATCGTGTTGGGGAAGAAGAACCACCTTATGAGGATTGGAGTCAACCTGGATTTCAAGTAGGATTATCTCCCGATTATAAACCTGAATATTATCAGTGAGTAAACACAATTACACTAATCCATCCAAGATACAAGATCTTGCACATGTAGAAGCTTCTGTTACAGAAGGTAAGAAATACTATGATGATCAGGGGTGGGAGATCAACCCACCTATAACTGATAGAGAATGTATTTACAAGTGTTTAGATAATTGTAGAGCACTTGCAGGTCTTGATAGAAA